CGTTCTTTATACTCTGAATTATTTGCCCAGAGATCTCTTCTCTCCTGTAATAAGTTTTCTCTATACTCTAGGTCATTTGCATAAAGTTCACGTTTTTCTGCATTCCTACGATCTTTATGTTTTTCTCTAGACTTTTTATTAGTTTCTCTTTGTCTTTCTGCATATCCAGGTTCATTTGCCCAACGATCTCTAGATTTTTCATTCAATCTTTCAGCAATATTTGGTCTATGTTCATTTCTCCAATTACATCTACACTGTCTACATTCACCTCTATATCTGTCACGATCTTTTTCGTAATGATATTCTGCAAGTGGTTTTGATACACCACACTTATTACAAACTTTTGGATCTAAGTTATCAATTCTTTTAAGTGGATTGTTAATGCACTGTTTACAAGTAGTTTTATAATATTGTTTTTTAGTCCCATCAGCAAGTGTTCTACACCCAGACTTACCAAAATTAGAGACTGGTTTTTCTACACCACACTTTTTACAGACTTGTGTACTCATAAACCAATATAATGGATTTTTAATATAACATAAAAAAAGCACCCTGTCAAGGGTGCTTGTAAGTTCCGACTTTCGTAGAGACCGCACGAAAGGTCTCAGTGTTATTTATTATCTTCTTCTTGTGGTTTACTTTTTTTGCCAATATTATACTTCTGCTCTAGAGACCAGTCATTCTTGTCTCTATAAGGCAAAACTTTGATTTGATTCAATGGAGCAATGTCCATGATTGAATCTTCTTTTACAACTGTGATGAGACCCCAATCAGCAAGCAGGCGAGTAATACGATTCCTACGCTGAACGTCGTTAATAGTAATGTTAGCGTATTTGCCATCAAGAGCAAATAACTCCTTAAAATGTACTATAAAGTATTTACCTTGCTTATGCAAAATATGGCAAGATTGGTAAAGTTTCTTTTCTTTGCGAGAAGCAACACCAATTCTTGTTAAAGTTTCTCTTACTTTGAGGAAATCATCAGGTTCATTTAATAGAATCTCAACCATTTTATCTTGAGACCAACTAACCTGAGGTTCAGTTGTTTGAGTCATCTTTTACCACCAGTATCAAGTTTTTGTTTAATGTAGTCCAATTGCTCGTTTGACAAGATTTTCAGTGCTTGAGATGCTTTCTCATTATTATAACCATAATAACTTTTAACAAACTCTAGATCTGATACCTTTTCTTTGCGGACCCAAGGAGAAAATCTCTTCCTCTTTCTCAGAATATTTATGTAAAAATTATATTGCATGTCTTTATCTAAGAAATGATACCTATTCATTTCATTAGCAAACAACACACAGTCAAGATGACCTGATAGACATCTATTAATGATGTATGGTGGATAGTCTTTAATATGCTCAGATAAGTCTTCTTTTGAGAAGTTAATAGAGTTGAGCCAGTCTTTCAGTTCCATAATTAAAAAGTAAAAGTTCCTTTCTTTCTTTTTGTTCACGCATATACTTACCAACAGATCTCAAAGTATAAGTGTGTTCAAATTCAGCAGCACCCCAATCTTCAAATCTATGCTTTACTAGTTGATCAGAGTTATATGAGATGAGCATATCCATACTACAATCAGAGCAATCAGTGGCAAATTGATCATGATTGAATCCCTTATGCATTCTACCTTTCTTTCCATATAAACTGTCCTTAATATCATAAGGTGGATCAAGATAGATAAATGCTTTTCTTTCAGATGACTCATCTAACAATTCATCATATGAAAAGTTTGTAATTTTCCAATTAGAAATAATCTTTGAGAACTCAGGGAGTCTATCAATCCCCCTCATAGTAAAATTATTCTGTGAGGCCATCTTAGAGAAAGATGATGATTCAGTCAATCCAGAGAAGGAACACTTATTAACAATATAAAAAGCACAAGCTTTTACAAAATCAGATGCACTATCATCATTGATGTGCCCTTTGGAGGAATTGAAAAGAATTCTACACTTATCTTCATTCTCATTAATTGTTTTGAGAGAAGCAAGAAAGTTTCTCATTTCAACACCTTTCTCTTGCAGTTGTTGCCAAAAGATAACCAATGGTGTATACAAATCATTGACCCATATATCTAATGTTGGATACATCTTAGATACTTGAATTGCTATTGATGCTCCACCAATAAAAGGTTCTCTATATTCTTTGTAGGTAGATAGATCTGGGATCTTAGGAATGATTTTTGTTAAGGCACGTGATTTGCCACCAGGATAACGAAGAGGTGTTTTCAAAGATTTCATAATTTATCAGTGGATGTGAATCTGCCAGGAGGGATTAGGATACCAATAGTTTTCTTTATGGTGATAATACTTATCGCGATAGAAGACTCCATGCATGAATCTATTACCATGATGTCCAGCATCTTTTCCCCAGTGTGAATGTTTATGCCAGTGACACAAACCTGTTTTCTTGTGACAGTGATGATGTTTGTGAGTGCCTGTATGATGATAGTGATGGTGTCTTTTTCCTAGTGCTGGACCTCCTGCCAGGGCAGGTGAGGCAACTAGAAAGGCACTAGCTAGTGCTAAAAGATACTTCATTTCATTTTCTCCAATACTTGATTTACTGAATTAGACATTGACCAATAACTAGATCCAATGTAAATTTGTCCTGCTACTACAGAGACTGTAGCAATTCCCCAAAAAATATAATACCACTTAGATTTTACTTGATGCTGTTTAATTACGTCAAGTTCTTCATGAATATCTTTATGATGTAATTGAATTGTTTTATCAAATAAACTTTTCATATCTTTAAATTCTTCTTCCACCTTCATACTCATCAATCAAACGCATAACTTGTTTTCTATCAGTACCACATGGAGCATTCTTAAGACATATGACAATACAATCAATGTCAGAGATAGAAGGTTTGATTGTAAATCCCCACTTATCAACTTCACCTTCTATAGGTGCTTCTGGACTATCAAACATCACTAATACCTGGGGGGAAACTTTCAATCTCAGTTAATTCGTAGTCCCAGTCTTCCATAACTTTATTAGCAAGGAATCTATCAGAAAGCATTTCAAGTTCCTTCTCGGCATACTCTCTAGTCTCTGCTTCTAACCAAACATCAACCACTTTACCCAATCTAAGTTTCTTGATATTCAACTCAGACAATCGCTTACAGGCATCTCTCACGGCATTGCCAGGAGAGTCATCAACCTGTGACCTTAGACGGATGAATACTAGTGCTTTAAACTTCATTTGAACTCACACTCCACCATAATTTCTGTTAGACAGGCAAGCATGTTTATTTCTTGATCTGCAACAAATGAACTTTGATACTGATACTTAGCAATAATGAGCACAGCAGCAGCAATCCCAGCACCTTCCAAGGATGCATAACAAGCATCGTAAACAGACCTAAGAAGAACAGTAGGATCATTATCCAAATTGTCCACCACCCACTTTCTGACCTTAGAAAAGTCTTTGCTTTTGAGACACTTGAAAAGATCATCAGTCTTTACATTAGCAAAATTTGCAAGGATACCTGAATCAATTTCCCCACTAGAAGCATACCTTTGACACTCATTGAGTACCCTACGCCAGTCAGGGAAGTGTTTATTAATTAACTCTGCCAATACTCTTTGGTCATATTTAACACCTTCCTTATCCAGGATTTCTTGGAGTCTTTTGAAGAATCCTCCTGCAAGTTGTTGTCTTTCTTTTCCTCTAATTCCAAATTCAACCACTGAGCAACGGGAATGAAGTGGTTGGATGATTTTGTTTTTGTAATTACAGGTGAAGATGAATCTGCAATTGCCAATGAACTCCTCAGTAAACGCCCTAAGACAGAGTTGTACATCTGGGGTTGTGTTGTCAGCTTCGTCAATGATGACGACTTTGTGTTTAGAATCTGAAGAAAGCGAGACGGTCGAAGCGAAATTCTTTGCATTGTTTCTGACAGTATCAAGGAATCTTCCTTCATCTGATCCATTGATGACATAATAGTCTGCTCCTAATTGATGACATAATGCTTTAGCAACTGTGGTTTTACCACATCCAGGTGGTCCTGAAAGCAAAAGATTAGGGACCTCCCCTTTATCTAGGAAATCATTAAAGGTTTTTTTAATATTATCAGGAAGTATACATTCATCAATAGTTTTAGGGCGATACTTCTCAACCCAAACAAATTCACTGCGACTCATAATCATTCCAAAGGACGAACAAATTCATTAGACACAATATCAGTTGCCTTCAATTGTTCTTTCATATATTCTACACCATTTTCAGGCATAGCACTATCCCCACAAGTAAAGACATCACAAATTGCCATGCCATTCTCTGGCCAAGTATGGATACTGAGATGACTCTCAGCAAGCATAGCAATTCCAGTCACTCCTTGTGGTTCAAACTTATGTACTGTTAAATCAAGCAATGTTGATTTACATTTTTTTGATGCTCTAAACAAGACCATTCGTATAAATTCTTTATCATCAAGCAAATCAAAAGGGCAACCTTTCAAAGTAAACAAAATATGTCTCATTAGAAGGTTTTGGGATGAGTATTGATATCACCATTGTCTATAGTAGCATGATCAATATGCTCAATATGACCATGATCAATGTTAATATGTACTCCAGTTTCTAAGACTGTTGCAATTCTTTCAAGTGCAGTTGCAATACGATTCGCGTCCATATCATTCATAATTTATACCCAGTCAGGTTTGCGATCAGGGATACGAAGATAATTATCTTTTACCCATGGTTTAGATGAAATATACATCTTATAAGCAGTAAAGATATCAATGCTTGTATCATACTTGAACTCATCAGGTCCTGCAAAGACAAAAGGAGTTGGTCCTTTACCACTTAATCCTTGTGGATCTGCAGTAGGAAGAATCTCCTTTGCTGCTAAAAGACTATTATAACAAGTATGAACCTTACCATATCTTGCAGTATATTCTTCACATAACCCAAACCCATGAGCAAGCAACCATTGCCAGTTGGTCACAAAAGAGTTTGCCCATATGGTACAGGGGTGATTCCTAAAGGCACCTGAGGTGGTCTTGTAGGGTTCTCCATCTGCCCTAGGGATAGTTCCAAACCCATGCCCCCACTTATCAGAACAGACAATAGAAAGCATCTGACAGGTCTCTAGAGGCATCTTGACAATGTGCTTATCTGGAAGAACTCTGGCAGATTTCCAAGGATTTAAGTCAGTCACAAAGATGTTCATAATAATTTAGAAACAGAAATTGTAAGGAGGAATACCAACATTATAACCACATCCCAGGACTTTGTGCGAATAAAGTAAGGAACTGAAATAAGATCTGCTATAAAATGAGTAATTACACCAACCACCACATTAACATGAAGAACAGTAAAGTAAGCAATGATGACTAGAGCACTTCCAGTGATCCTCATTAAAACATCAACATTTCTAGTCATTTATCCTCCAATTTATTACATCCTTTTGGTTTAGAACCAAATTCTGCAGAACCTTGTCCTGCATTATCTGTTTTAGGACTGCCTTCATTTTTCTTTTCAGTTTTTTGAAAAGAAACTCTTTTGTATCTATTCATAAAGATATCAGGCATCCAATATGTTACTTGCCAATCAATAGGATTATCACCACAGATAGAATTACTCAACTCAATATGTTTTTCAACAGAATGATCAAATATACCAATCTGTATATAACCATCATGAGTTACACATTCACCATTG